AGTTGCAAGACCTTACGATTCATACAGAGTTCAAGTATGTAACTTGACTTACAAAACACTCTACAATCTTAATTACGAAAAGAAAACAGATAGGTTTGGTAAAGAGATATTAGACCCCGCCAAAGAGGTAAAAGAAGGCAAGGAGTATGAGAAATCTAAACCTTACTATGTCAGTTACACAGGTGCTTACATCATCAATACAGACAAAGTTCTTGAATGGGGATTAAGTAAAAACATGATTAAGCCTGAGAAGAATCTTACAGAGATACTTTCTCCTTATACGGTTTATATGTACAACAACAATCAAATGGTAAACACTCCATTGATTGAAACAATGATACCGAGCATTAAGATGATGCAGTTGTTAAATCTTAAATGTCAAAACATTATTGCTACGATTGCTCCTGATGGTTCTAACATTGACTTTGCAGGATTGTCTGATATTGATTTAGGTTCAGGAATTGGTGTTGTTTCTCCGTTACAGCTATATGGCATTTACTTGCAAACAGGTAATATGTATTACAAGAGTATTGGCGACAACGGTGAAGAAAGAAGACAACCTCCTATTACCCCAAACAATGTAAACTTCTCAAACAAACTCCAGCAGTTGGAGAATCAATGGCAATCAGAGTATCAAAAATTGGTTGTTATTATTGGTTCTAATTCATTGGATTCAGGTCAGATAAACAATCAAGCAGTAGGCAAGCAAGTATTTCAAGATGCTCGTAAGCAAGGAGAAAGTGCTTCAAATTATATCTACAATGCGTACTTAAATATCATGGAGCCGACTGCACAAAAAGTTCAGCAGTTGTTATGGGATATTCTTGTTTATAAGAAAGGTGGCTACGAAGGCTATATGGCTGCTTTAGGCAACGACAAAGTAGAATATGTACGTTTAGAATCTACCGATGACTTCGAGCGCGCGCAGTTTGATGTTAAGATTGAAGCGGTGCTTGACGATACAAGTCAGGCTATATTGCAAGAAAGAATCAATATTGCTTTAAATAATAAGGAAATCACTTTGCAAGACGCTCTACAAGTAGAGGAACTATCTCAAACAAATGTTAAGTACGCTTCTTATCTATTAGCGTCAAGACAAAAGAAACGTGAGAAGCAACGAATAAAAGAAGCTCAACTAAATTCTCAATCAAACACAGAGGCAGCTATTGCCGCAGCGCAAGCAAAATCAAATGGCGAGATGGAGGTCATTCAGTTAAAGAATGATTTAGAGAAGGATAGAGAAAAAGAAAGGCTTGAATCAATGAAAATTGAGGAGATGACTAAGTACGCAAGTATTATGAAGACCGAGCTGATGAAGGCTTTACTTGCGCAAGGTAAAACCGTCGAGCAGTTACCTTCTATGATATTTGATGGTATAGGCCTTATAGACAAAACCAACAAGCAGTTGCTTATGGAAGAGCTTGCTGAAAACGAAAGAGAAGCACAACAGATGGCGGCTCAAATGGCAGCAGAGGAAGAACAAGCTATGATGCAACAAGAAGAAGGTCAAGAAATGATGCAAGGAGAAGAGCAGATGGCTATGGGTGAAGAAGAAATGATGCAGGGTGAAGAAGAGCAGATGATGTAAGTCAAAAAACATTAAAAAAAGTATTATAGATTTGTGTTAGAGAATTTAAAGACAAATCAATATGAGTGAAAAAGTAAATGTAGCAAAAACTTGGGAAGATGCTGTACTCGATAATTTTGAGCAGCAGGATTCAACTACTGTCCAAAATGAATTTGTAAATACCGCATCAAGCGAAGAAACTATTGTAGCACCTGCAAATGACGCTATTGAAATAGTTTTACCTGAAGGAGCTGAAATCGTCAGCAACGAAGCAGAAGAAATCGTAACCCCCGAAGCAGTTACCGTTACAGAAGAAAAGGTAGTTGAACGCTATCCTGAAATGAGTGACGATGCTAAAAAGCTATTAGAGGCTTTACAAGCAGGCAACGAGGATGAATTATTTAATTACTTATCTGAAAAGAGAAAGGATTATAATACTATGTCCGATTACGATGTAGTAAAAGAAAACATTATCCGTTCCAATCCAAATTGGACAGAGAAAGATATTGCCATTGAGCTTAAATCAAAATACGGCGTATTGTCAGCAAAAAAGGATTTATCTGAAATAGATGAAGACATTTACCCTGATGAATACAAAAGTGCTGTTGAGTTCAATGAGTTAATTGAAGAACGTGAAACTATTCTTGCAAGGGATGCAAGAGAAGCAAGGCGTGTTTTAGACGAACAAAAGAAAAACATAGAATTTCCCAAATTAACCCAAGAAGTACAAAATCAGCCTACCGACGAAGAAATTGCAGAAGCAAACAAACAATGGGAAGCAATGGTTGTAAGTGAAGTTCCAAAGATTTCAGACTTCAAGTATAAATTAAATGGCGAGGATGTCGTTTATAAAATTACTGAAGAAGAGAGAACGAACTTAACTGAAACTATGAAAGGTTTTAACGCTTCAGAATACCTATCTAAACGTGGATGGTTTGACCAAGAAGGAAACCCGAATATTCTAAAAATTAGCGAGGATGTCTATAAATTAGAAAATCAAGGTAAGATGATTGGCTCTGTGGCAACACAGATTAAAACCGCTACACGAAAAGAAGTTATTTCAAGAGATATAAAGAACATTGATATGGATGATAAATCATCATCTGATTTTAAAGTTTCTAAACCATTTTGGCAAGTAGCTATGGAAGCTGGGGAATAATTAACAAAAATTATAAAAATTAAAAGCCAAGAAAATGTCAGCTTTACCATCAAGTTTTACCACCCCCTCCGTAACCAGAGCGGGCACGCTCATAAGTGAGCTTAACATCATTGTACCTCGTGCATACAATCAATTTATCGACAAGTGGAAGTTTGTTCCAATCGTAATGATGAACGAATTAGCAGGTAATGAAATGCCTACTGATAACAAATTATTTTATTGGTATGAGCAAGCAGGTCGTGCAATGGGCTTCGTACAGTCAGCAGGTGCTGTTTCTGTATCAGCAGGCGCACCAGCAACTATTACTGTTGCAGCAGGAGCTTATTCAGCTTCAGGTACTCGTTCTTTACCAAACGAAGGACAAATTTACTACAACGCTCGTACAGGAGTTGAATCTCGTGTAAGTGCTGTTCCTAACAAGTCTGTTCCTTATGCTCACACATTTGTATTGACTCCTGTAATTTCTACTGACAATGCTTCAACTCTTGCAGGTGATGTATTACAGAACAGAGGTTACAAATACTTAGGTGAAGCATCTGATTACACAGGTACTGAAGTACGTAACATCGACAAGTACACAAACTACTGTACTCAAATCCGTAAGGACAGCAAGTTCACCGATTTGTCAATGGCAGAAAGAATTGACTTTGAAATTGATGGTCAGCGTTTCTACAAGTACAAGCAGTTGAAGGATGACAACTATGAGATGATGCTTCAAAAAGAAGTTGCTCTTATGGATTCAAACTTAACCAACAACTTAGGTTACAACGAATCAGGTACTGCGGGTGTTATCCAACAAGTACAAGCAAACGGAACTACTCAATACTACTCTACAATGGGTGCGCAGACTACTTTTGCTCAAATTGAGCGTCAGATTGATAGTCAAGGTGGGCCGGGTGAGTACGATTGGTTGTCAGACACCAATCAGAGTATTGAAATCCAAAATGCTTTGGGTAACGACTTCAACAACGGTGCTATTTTGTACGCACAAACAGGAAGCATGGACAACTTAGACCTTGCGAGAGGATTTAAGTCATTCACTCCATACCATCGTAAGTACAACTTCACTCGTTACTTACCATTCTCACAAGCAGCTTTCTATGGCAATAATGTTGCAGGAACTACTCGTGATAACTTTGGTTTGTTGATTCCAAAAGGAACAGGTACTGATGCAAGAACTAAGAACATTGTTCCTAACTTCTGTATTCGTTACCAAAACATTCCCGGATTCGGAAAAGTTGTTATCGGCGAAACAGGAGGTCTTTCACCTAACGGTAAGACTACCAAGTTGGAATTAGATGTATTCCAGCAGGCGTATTACGGAGTGATGGTTTTCGCTGCGAACCAGTACGTAATCCTAAAGAAGTCCTAATTTAAACGAGGCGAAAGGGCGAGGAAATTCTTCGCCCTTTTTTTAAATAAACAAAAGAGAGAAAAATGGAAGTATTAATTGAAAAGAAAAAAGGAAACCCAAATTTTGGGAAAAAACCAGTTCAAACCGTAAGTGATTTGGACAAAATTTATGATTTCGAGCTTATTAGAACTTACGAGATTTATAAGCCAGAGGTTGTAATTATTACAGGCAGAAATAGCGAAAAAAGTGTAGGTAAGAGTGATACGTTATATCCTCCTACGTTTGCTATACCTAATAGCGGTCTTGCTTGGGATGAAGTAGAAAATCGTCAGAGAGCGTGGAGGTTTATCAATACCGAAGAGTCTATTTGGATTGATGAGCAACGTGACTTGACAAGTGAGGAAGAAGCGTCTTTACTTTCGAATACAGACAATCAGCTTGAATTTAAAAAAGGAAAGTTAATGGTTAGAGGTATTGAGAAATCAAAACTTGCTGCTTTGATGGTACAAGATATGTATGAAGGCAAGAAGAAGCAATTAAAGCAAATTCCTCCTGTGTATCGTTTATTAAATCCTGAAGCAATACTAAAGAATACGCAAGATACTTTAGACTTAGCTTGGGATGCAGAAAGCGCAGCAAGAAGTTGTTCTTCAAAAGAGATGTATGAGTTTGCAAGTGTTTTAGGCATTAGCTTAGAGCAAAGCGAAGCAGGTGTTCGTAAGGACTTCATTGTTTCTGCAAAGTCAAACCCTGCATACTTTGTTAAGCATTTTGTAAATCCAAAGAACAAGTATCAGTATGCTTTTTCAGAAGCAGTTAAGAACGACCTTATCTCTGTAAACAAAAATAGCGGTAAGCTAATATGGTCAGAAAGCAAAGCTGAAATTACAAGTGTTGCTCCTAACGCAGATGTTGCACAACAACTTGCTGAAAGAGCAGTAAACAAAGAATCGGACATTCTTGCTTTATTTGAGCAATTATCACTTCTTTAATATAGCAAGAGGAGGATTCTGTCCAAATTCTCTCTTTGTTTTCAACCCTGCGCTGAAAGGCGTGGGGTTTTTAATTTGAAAAACTATTATCTTTTTTGTATTACATTTGTTTAAGTAATAAACTTCAATGGCAAACATTAACGACATATATCAGTTAGTACAGTATCGTGCCAATAAAAGCGGTTTTTTGGGGAACATCTCTCCAAATGATTTTAATTTGATTTTTCCTCGTGCAGAAATAAAATATTTCAATTCGCTTTATGCACAATACTATAAAACTCAACGTATTTCCGATGCCTTGAGCAGGTTTTTTAGCCCCTTAACTGCTATCAATATACCTACAAGTGGTGGTACTGCGGGGCAATATACATTCCCATCGGATTTGTTTCACGTAGATGCTGTAACTCGTACTGTTGGTACAGAGCAATACCCTATTGTTAGGGTAGAGAAAGATAGGTTAGCCAATCATTTATCATCAAAGATAGAAGCACCGACTGCTACTTTCCCTATTTATACAGAATACAAAACGTATTTACAATTTTACCCAATAGACTTAGCTACTGCCAATTTGGTTTACCTTAAAGCACCTACTACAAGTGTTTGGGGATATACGTTAAATGGTATTACTGCTTTTAATACATTGGTTGCAGGTAGCTTATACACGAATGGAACTTACACGAATGTTCCTTTGACAGGTGGTACAGGTAGTGGCGCAAGAGCAACGATTGTTGTTTCAAGCGCGCAAGTTACCTCTGTTACTATTACTACGGCAGGTAACGGATATGTAGTTGGCAATGTCCTATCTGCAAACGCTGCTAACATTGGTGGTACAGGCTCTGGGTTTGCTTTCACAGTTACGCAAGTATCAGGAAATAGACCAATTTACAATCCATTAACTTCTGTTCAAGCCGAGTGGAATGAAACGGATTTAGATAACATTATTTACCTTGCATTACAAGACGTCGCCCAAAATATGAGGGATGGTCAGTTGCAACAGTTTGCACAAGTAGAAACACAACAAGCGAAATGACCTATCAGCAAATAAGCGAACAAATCAGAACTATGCTATATAATGGCATACCACAGGATGACGCATCTTTCAGTTTAAGATATATTGCCGAGCTTGTAGCACAAGAGGTTGCTGTTCAAGCACGTAAGAACGCTTTTGAAAATAGCAACGCAGGTGAAACAACCTATGCAAACGATACGTTCACTTCTACCTTTACAAATGTTGCAGTTACTTACAATAGCACATTAAAGCAAAACTTCTCGGTATTACCACAAATACCTACTGCTTTACCAAACAATCAAGAGATAGTTAGTATTACTCCTCTTGGCATCATAGGAAGGCGTAGGCAGATAGTTTTAATGAAGAATAAGGATAAGTTCATGCAAGATATGTTACCTCCTGTACGTGGCTTTATTTTAGCTTACATAGAGGATGGTAAGTTGTACTACGATAACATACAAGAGTATATGTTCACATCGGTCAACATTACTATGGTAGGAGCTATCAGTAGCACAGGAGATTTACTAAGTGCAAATCTTAATGTTCCAAAGAATGTAGAGAGTGAAATTATAGGTAAAATATTCCAAATGTTAAGAGCGTCTAAGAGTTTACCTGAAGATGTGGTGAATGATGCTCGTGACTTACCAACGGTACAATAATTATGGCAACGATAGGATTAAGGCAATTAGTGGCTCAATTTTTAGATAGTGCAGACCAAAGTTCTCACCAATTTAGGCGTATGTATAATATCGGTGTACGTGGTTCTCGTGCATTTAACTTAGACATTACAGGAACAATGATTACTGTCTTACTGCCTGTGAATGTAAACAATACAGTTAACCTTCCTGTGGATTACCTTACCTATTCAAAGATGGGTATCATCAATGAAAGAGGGGAGATTATTACTTTTACAAAGAACGAGCAACTTTCACAATACCACGCTATATACCAAAACCAAGAAAATAGAAACGAGGGTGTTCCTGAGCTTACCACAATAGGTAACTACGTAGCACCACTTCCTTATCCGTACTTGTATAGCAATTATTGGTGGGGTGGAACATCATATACGTTGTTTGGATTAAATAGCGGTACTGCTCAGATTTGCGACTTTGATATAGATGAAGGTGCAGGAGTTATTCTTTTAAACCCTAAGAACAAATACGAAGAAATACTTTTCGAATACTTATCAGATGGCTATGATGAAACGGCAGACGATTATCAAATCAATTCAATGGCTGAAGAAGCGTTTATATGCTATCTTAGATGGAAAAGTTCTACTGACATGGTTAAAAAGTTTAGTGCAGGTCAGGTAAGAGAATACAAGAATGAATATTATAGAGAGATGCGTTTAGCAAAGATGCGTATTAACAAGGCGTATGCTTCTGAACTTACCGCACGTAAACGTAGCTTGACTGGCCTTACGGCCAAAGCCTGATAGATTATGGCAGAGAATATAAAGTTATTTCGTCAAGGGGGTATGGATGGGGATGACGCCTACGAATTTATTAATCAAGAAGATTTTGTTGAAGCCTATAACGTAAGAGTTATGGGTACTTCCGAAGGCGAAGAAGGCTTGGCTACTAATATCG